CGAAATTTGGACTTGACGTCGAGAGATTGCCGCAACGACACGTAATAGAAGCAAGACTGTCATCAATTAGTGGCTTAAACGCTACCATTGATTGGTCCTCTGCGTCTGATTGTGTGTCGATCGAACTTCTTAGGTGGTTATTACCTCCTGATTGGTTTGATGCGGTCTGGTCAGTTCGATGTGACCTTACCCACATACGTGGAAAGAAGGTCCCGCTGAATATGATTAGTTCTATGGGAAATGCAACAACCTTTCCTCTAGAAACTCTCGTTTTCTGGACTTATGCGCACGCATGCCGTCTGACCCAAAATGCAGAAACCACATCACTCTTCCCGGAATGGGAAGATTTAATGATGTGTTCTGTATTTGGCGATGATTGCATTGTGCCAACACCACTCGCTCCATATTTCATGGAGAAGATGGTGAAGTTCGGCTTCATTGTGAATGATGATAAATCATTCTATGGAACCGAAAAGTTCAGAGAATCCTGCGGGGGAGATTTCCTCAACGGATTCAACGTACGGCCTTTTTGTATAAAGGCCCCTCAATCAAGACGAAAATCGTCCCTGGAGTCCTGGCTCTACATTATAGCCAATTCATTTAAAACGAAGTATATTACATACTTCGGGATGAATTGCTACGTGTATGAGAAAGAACTCTGGTCGACGATATTCGACTTGTTCCGTGAACATGGCCTTCAAGTGAAGGTTGTTCCCGGCTATTTTCCCGACGACTCTGGTCTAAAAATAGGTGAAGACCTATTTCGATTCCAGAATAGTTATCCTATGAGATTAAGTAGGATCGCTAAGTCAAGGCATGGTACTTATAGCTTTGCATATAAACGTTTCGTTTATAGACATCGCTATCAACAAGATGATTATTTACGGTTTGTGGAGGAACTTCAAAGTTCTTCTCGCACGTACGTAGATGATTATCTTCCCTTTGATCCCAAGAATATTTCTCCTTGGAGTCTTCGGGGTAATGTACCTAAATCCCTTAACAATGTCAGGAAGCTAGGAGGCTACGTTGTAGCTAAAGCGATATCCGCCCATTGGAC